TTATTGAGCCAGTATTTTACTCATATCGTAGACCTGTGCAGACAGTTCCTGTTGGGATAAATGAGCATAAATATTGAGCGTAATTTTAATATCACTGTGACCCATTTGCATTTGTAGTGCTTTGACGTTGATATTATTTGCAACTTGAATTGATGCGAACGTATGGCGCAACCCGTGAACTGTAATTGTGGGTAAGTCTGTTTCACCTATCAAGGCTTCGAGCCAATGGTTAGGTGTCATCACTGACATGATTTGGCCTTTCTGGTTGGTAAAGATAAGATCTTTAGCCTGCGGGATGACTACTAACGACTTGCGATACTTTTTAAGCCGGTCGATTGTTGAGCTATTTAGTGAAAGTGTGCGATAGGCATTTCTAGTTTTAGGTGTTGATATTATCTGGTGGTTATCAATTGAACGGGAGATAGTTTTATTAATAGTTACCAGCCCATTCTTCAAATCAATATCAGACCATGTTAACGCAAGTGCTTCACCTTTCCGCATACCTGTGGTAGCAAGTAAATAAAACAGTGCACTACGGTCATATCGTGGCTGTGTTCTGTGTCCGTCGGTAGCATCAACAACTGATAGAAATGTAGCCAATTGCTCAGCAGTCCAAAAATTATCAGCTGCTTTATCCTTTGAATAGTCAACGGAAACTTTTGGAACGTCAACTAATTTCATTGGGTTATTAGTAATAACACCCATTTTTTGTGCTGTCCGGAAAACTAGTGCTGCATATTGGGCTAGCTTATTGAATTGCTTAACGCTCTCACGCCACTTTAAAGCTTCTTCTTGGCACTTTTGCCATGTAATCGTATTAATCCTCATGCCACCGAAAGAAGGCGTTATATGGTGCTTAAAGATGCCCTCAACGCGATTCAAAGTACTTTCTTTTACGCCTAGCTTGTAAGTCTTTAGCCATACTTCGTAAACTTCATCGAAAGTAGGATTATCCATAATAGCAGCCGGATTGTTTTTACGATGATCAAATTCAACTTTGGCGCGATCAAATGCTAACTTAGCAGCCTTACTACTACTAAAACCCCCATGGTGATAGGTTTTAGTTTTGGTGTTACCGTTAATATCAGTATACTTTCCAAGGTAGCCACGAACGTCATACACGCGTTTGCTACCAATCATTTTATGTGTAATTTTCATTTTATTTTTCCTCCATATTGACTATGCGAGGGGCCAAATTATTGGAAAAAATATTGCACGCAACACCACCTTTCAGTAAAATAGAGTATATAAAAGGAGTACATAACTAATGTATTCTGACGCAAGCACATCCAACTTCTTGGCGGGAGGGGATGTGCTTTTTTTATAGAAAAAGAGAGAGACCAAATACAATTAAGTAATTGGTCTCTCAATAATTCATAATAACTAGCTTTCAGCAGTACCTAGGCCAGCGAACGGTCGAACCGTCCTTTCCTTAATTACTAATTCTACTAGTCCATATCGAGATAGTCAATTACAATATTTAAAATCCTGAAGAAAGTATTCAGTTGCGTATTATCGGCATACCAGTCACTGTGTCTATGAAATCTTTTAATTAGCCGTCGTCCCTGCCGGCAACGATGTTCACTCATCTTTTTGCTTTGTAAGCACTTGTGAAGGTAGAAAAGGGAAACAAGGTCGTTGATTTTAAGATCTTGAAGATAAGTGCGATTAATGCCCATTTGATTAGCAGCTAAAGTGATAGGAGCCGACGGATGACGTAAAAACTCTTTATCAGAGAATAAATTAACTAATAGAGGGTTACTATGGGCGCATGCATTTCGAATGTTTTTGCTGAATCTAAGATAATTTTTAATTTTTTTTACTTGTTGTATCTCGGTGCGTGAGAAATAAAAATCAACAAACATTGATAGGGTCCCAAAGGTCATTGTCTCCATAAGTACCCATATAGATACGTCTTCATGTCGTTTTTGATAAAAATCATGAAGGTATTGGCTGCTACCCCAATATTGAAGAGTTTGATCATACTGTGCTTGATGTTCATTTCTGAAATCGGTAACAATGGTGTAGCCATCTTCATTAGAATCATTGGAAATTAAATCTAATAAAACGACTTTGATAGAATGTTCAATATCTAAAGATAAATCCATTAAATAATCACGTAATTGCATATCGATAGATGCTAAATCAGTTAGATATGCAAATTCTAAGTGAATATACTTGCCGTTCTCATCTTTAGGAAAATTAGAACGATATGACGAAAGCTTGTAGTAATAATTAATCTTAGTCAGTGTTTGCTTTGCTTGTGTTATATTGGAAATATTAAAACCAATGTTTTTTTGTTGCATATGCTCAATTAGTTCGGAGGTGCTTTTCATACATTTTCGATTACTAGTAACCATTGATTAATCCCTTCTTTACTATAATGTTAAGGTATATTCTTTAACTGCCCAAACTTCGGTCGGTGGGGGATGTGTTTTTTTAATCTAATGTTAGCCGATTGATGACTTCCAGATAGTCGGGATATCTTTTTGATAAAGCTCTCTTGTGCATAAGTTCAAAATCATCAAAGGTAAATCCAGGAGCGACGACACAACTTACAAGACTAAAGGAATCAGGTACGCTAGTTTCGGATGCAAAAATCGTACCCGCAGGCACATCAAATTGAAACTGTTCATCTTTAGTTGGATCATTACCAAGTTTAACGGAATATAATTTGCCTTCTGGCGAAATGCAATGGATGGTTAATGTGTCACCTGCATGAAAATACCATAATTCATCACGCGTTAAACGATGAAAATGTGAAACGCTCTTGTCATCTAGTAAAAAGTATATGGAAGTGTAATAATGTAATCTCCTATTTGTTTCCGTTGGTTGAAAGGTATCTTCACTCTTGTATACTTGGCGATACCAGCCGCCCTCCGGGTGCGGTCTTAAATTCAATTGTTCAATGTAATCTTGTTTGTTCATAAATAGCCGCCTACCTTTTCTGTATGATATGAGTTATATTCCAAGCTTTGATCAGTGGGTGTGTACTGTTTGCTCCTTACAGGTCGTTATTAGCGAATGTATCTCTTAAAAGAACTAATGCCAACAAAGCAATCCATATTAAAGGAGAATGGAAATGATAGTAGAAAACAGCAAATATAATTCCAATAACTCCTACGATCATTATCAGCCACGAGACTAGGCTTGAAGTGTAATGTTTCTGGTCAAGTGAAGGACTACTTTTAATAGCTGGTTTATATAGAGTAAAATGGGCTATTAATGAAAATATAAAGATAACTGGTAATGTCCATAGTGAATCTTCAAAGATTGATTTTGGATATGTTTCTTCCAATGCCAACACTATGAAAAATGGGTAAAAATCAATATTATTCACAAGAGCATATTTCCAATTGAAATTCATCGATCTAACCATCTCCAACAATTGTTAAGTTTTATATTCAAAAATTCAAACGTAATCGGCAGGAGTTGAATCCGCAACTACAGCTTCGAGGGCTGTAGCTTTATCGCTAAACTTCGCTCACGCGATTAAACTCAGCCATAAAACAAATTATATGATTTGAGATTAGGTTAATATATTTACTCTTTTATAGTTCCTGAGACAACCCAAATGTTAAAAAGCTTGCCACTACTATTGCAAGTTATTTCAACTGTATCGCCAGTCTTTATTTTACTGTTGTTTTTGTTATATGGAACGATAACATCAAAGTCTCCCGGAGCTTGAAGACCGATGCCCTGATCTTCATTTTTACCAACCGTAGTAACCTTAAATTTGAGCGTTTTGCCATTGATGCTTTTACCACTTTCCAAATTTTGGATAAACTCATGGCCCTCAGACGTATTTGTTACCGTATAATCTGGATTGTCTATATATCCTGATATTACAATGCTAAGTGCAAAGCAGGCAGCACCAGCGCCTAAAATAATGCCACTTGTTTTTATACTCTTCTTTTTAATCAAGTTAATAATTAACATCACCAAGCCAACAAATGCTGCAGCAATTCCTCCAAAAAATAGTAATACAAACACAACATTCATATGATTATCCTCCAAAGTTTCTCCAGCTTTTAATGACTTCCGTATCTGGTCAATGAGAGTGGTATGAGCCGAACCTGCATTGATAAGGTAGGCTATATTTAAATTAAAGGAACTATCATACCGTTGAACTACACTCGCATAATCCATATCCCAAACCTTGGTCGGTTGAGGGGATACGGTTATTTTTTTGTTTAATTAGAGTAGCCAGAATCAGTCATTATTTGTTCGTAAACTTTCGATTGCCCTTTTGAGCCCTCGTCTTTAGGTGTAACCTTTTTGCTTAACACGTTTGCAGACATTCTGACCAGAGACTCAATATACTGTGAATCGTAAAGGTTCAAATCATTAGTAGATGTAGATGCTGGTAAACCGTCAATCGCCATGCTACGTGGAATGTGGTTATCGTAAGTTTCTGGAATACTTTTGATGATTTTGCACAAATTTTTACCAGCTTTTTCACCATCATAAACCTGCTTATCGGATGAGTGCTTAGACAGTTTTGATAGTGCTTTCCCATCCTTTGTTGCACGTTTTATAGTGTTATAATCACTTCGTTCAATATTAACACCACCATACATAGGTGCCGCATAAGAGAACCCAGCAAATGAACAAATAGATAGTAAAATGCCTACCCCAATAATGATCAAAGAAAACTTTTTAGATCTGTGTCTAATTGCTTGTACTATCAGATATATGATACCCACTCCGAGCACGATCCAAGTAAAAATGGAAAAGTATGCCCAAAACATCATAATAAACTCCTCCAATGATATAATAATATTTGTAAATCAATATCATTGGTTACGACGTCTCACTGTTTGCGGCAGGGGGCGCTTTTTTTATTTAGAACATTAATTCGTAGAATTTATCTGGTAGACCATAGGCCATTTGTATTTCATTAAAGCTTTGTGGTCGGTCGCCATACTGTTCTTTGTATAGGGCGGTAAGTTCACTACATGCAAATAAATTAGCTTCACGTTCCATTTTGCCTTCCCAATTATTTCCAATGGTGTAGAGAGCGGCGCAGGACGTGTGATCTAATCCATGCTTCAATTCGTGAGCCATGACCACATATTTTTCTGGTACTTCTTGCAATTCATCTGACAAGCCAATGTACACATCACCGCTGCTTGCGGTCGTACATATCCCTTTGAGTTTGCCTAAACTAGCATATTCAACACGATAACCTAAACTGTCTGCAATGACAAAAGGATCGAAAGTTCCTAATTTATCGGCTAATTGATGAACTTGTAGATACAGTTTATAACTGTTCATCAATAACACCTACTTTTTATTATCGTCATTCCGATGCTTTCGTTTATCTTCCCAGAACACACCTTCCAAGAAGGCACGTACCTTAATTTTTGTTTCGTCGTCCATATCCATGCCTTGGAAACCCATTGGTACATTTGATTTGAGCCACTCATCAAGGTCGATTTTATCGTCCTCAGTTGCCCAGGTGGGAGCTTTTGACTCACGGCCGAGCAGGTAATCAGTGGAGACGTCAAAGTAATCTGCAATTTCTTCAAGCTTTTTTGCACTCGGATTGGTTTTCTTCAAACGATACAATGTGTTTTTTGAGTATCCCAGTTCCGATTCAACGTCATTAACAGATTTTCCTTGTTTGTTTGCAAGAAATTTAATGCGATCAAACAGTGCCATAATAGTATTCCTCACGTTCTCAAAAGCAAATATTAAAATAAATGCATAAAATTGTTTGACAAAATTATACAAATGTTTTAACATTACTTTTGTAAGCTAATTGAATAACCAAACGCGCAATATTAAAGAACATTAACTTGACTGATTTTCAGCGTTCCCCAACGTCTTATAGTCTTGCAATGGCTTTAAATAGGCTTATTTAGCTATGCCTTAATATTAAAACATTTGCGTAAAATAATCAACAATAATTAAAACTATTTTTGATTGGTTATCAAATTGGCTTACATACATAAATGAAAGGAAGTGAATTAAATGCCAACAACATTAGCTGGACGGGAACTTATCAAGAAGTATATTGATGATCGTGAAATTAGCATTACAAGCTTGGCTGCTACATTTGGTGTAGGAAAGATGTACATGACGCAAGTATTGGCCGGAACCAGGAAGTCTGCAGCGGCGAACGAGCTAGTTTTGAAGATTATCGAGACTTTCAAAATTCGACCGCATGAAGGAGATGAATAAGAGATGACGGAAAAATTAGTTTTAAGAAAACAACATCTTAATGGCAATAATGGAACCAAGCCAATTTTCGTTGATGTCTCAATTCTTGATTCTATTCGTGAAATCAAAGAAGAAACCGGAATCCCAATGAGAAGAATTGTTGAACAGTTTCTATGTTATGCAATGAAGAATGTTCAGATTGTTGATGAGGAGGAAGGTGATCAGTAATGGATGGTGTCACATTGAATTTACCAAGTGAGTCCTTAGCACCAATCAAGCAAGAACTTACTCGTCTAATTACGGATGTGTTCAAGCAAATCGCTCAACGCGAAGCTTTACCGTATTGGATGAAGAAACAGGAGGCTCAAATTTACATGAATGTTAGTGACAAGACTTTAGATAAATTCATTGTCGATGGGCTAAAAGTTTCCATTATTGACGGAACTCAGCGGATTTCTAAGAAGTCTGCTAATGAGTATTACGAAGATCATGAATTATAAATAGTCTATGCGAGGGGCCGTTTATTGGAGGTAATTAATAATGATTGAAGTAGCACTGATTACATGGGCGTTAACAGCATTATGGTTTAAGCGGCATGAAATTATTAGTTGGTTTGGAATTTAAGGAGGAAACGGAAATGAGTAAAGAAACTGTAGAAATTAATGGTATTAAGTTCGAGGTTGACATGGACACTGCTAAACGGATTGATACCTTCAAAGTTGGTGACAATGTTCGGTTGTTGGACAAGCGGTACAATTCATCGGAAATTTACACTGGTGTGATTCTTGGGTTTTATAACTTTAAAGAATTGCCGACTATTCAAGTTGCTTATTTTAAAGATAGTTTCAGTGGTGCAACCATTGATTTTGTGAATATCAATTCAAAAAGTGATGACTTCGAGTTACTACCATCAAATAAGTACGAAGCGGACTTTGATCGAGACACTGTAGTAGGTTCGCTCAATCAGCAAATCGAGTCAAAAACATCCGAAGTGAAGTCTTTAGAGGCGAAAAAAGCCTGGTTCTTGAAATATTACGGTAAATACTTTGTGAATGATGGTGAGGAAGATGCAAATGAGGAAGGGTAGCTATAAGCCGTTTGAAGAATGGCGAGCAAAACAAAATACCTGCTACCGGGTGCAACCAGTAACAGGTACGAAATTGAAAAATAATCAAATTAAATTACATGTTTATGGTACATCACGGAAGAACCTATGGCAACAACTGAAAGGGACATTTACACATGAATAATTACAAATCACAAGCAAAACATTGGTATCGAAAGCTAATGAAGACACCAGACGGCTATGTATGTTTAGCCACCTATCGGTTCAAACGGTGGCAACATTACAAGAGCTTGGCACGGCAAACGGCATTGGATCATTTACGAGGTGAAGACCATGCGGACATTCAACCAGAAAACAATTAATCCAGGTATGGCTTACTGTGAGTGTCTTGGATATCGGTACTTCTACGAGGATTCAGTTCAATTTTTAGGATGGCTAATGGGTGTGCTAAGCCCTGAAGCAGTATTAGATAAAATTGGCGTTCAAGAAAAGGTGCGTGAATAAATATGAAATTCAGATATACAGAAGAAGTTTTAAACAGTTCAAATTGGATAGATGGTAATGGTGAGGTTCATTGTCCGGAAGAAATGTCAAATGAATATCTACACAGCGTTTTGCGATACATCTATCGGTCACGTGACCGGTATTGGTTGAACTGCCGGCAAATTAATGTCATCGAAAATTTTGTGAATGGCGATGAGTTTTTCCATAAGGTTATTCGTACTTCAACTCTTTGGAAAACTATTATTAACCAGCTTAAAACTGAAAAAATTGGTTTTAATTTTGATTGGGAAACTGGTAGTCAAGAAATGTGCGAGTACTAGCTATGATTACAGAATATGATGAATGGCTAGAGCCTCCGGAAGATGATGAGCGGCCTACTAAGGAAGAATTAATTGAATTAGGTGTGATTGGAGATGATGAAGAATGAACTTATACGAAATGGCGACCAACTATCGCGACTTAATCAACCGTGATGATCTGAACCCAGACACCATTGCTGATACGCTCGATGCGTTAACTGATTCGATGAACGTGAAGGTCGATAACATTGCAAGCTGGATAGATGAGAACCAAGCGAACATTGATTTCTTGGATAAAAAAATGAAATTGTTCCGTGAAGAAAAGCAACGGTTAAAGAACTTGAACGGCCGACTAAACCATTACGTCGCGGACACACTTGATCAGGCCGAAATTAAGAAACTAACCACTGACCAACACATTGCTTCAGTACGGAACTATCGGGCATCAACGGTAGTGAGTGAACCGGATAAACTTACTGCTGACTACGTTAAAGAAGTTCATGAATACCAGCCAGACAAAACGGCAATCTACAAAGCGCTATCAGCTGGCAAGAGTGTGCCCGGCGCTTATCTTGAACCGAATCGGAAGGCAGTTATTAAGTAATGTTCCAGCTAAGAGATTACCAGCAGGAATCGGTCGACGCGGTCTATAACTCAACAATTCACGGACATCATTCAATTGTAGTTCAATCACCGCCAAGAACTGGCAAGACGGTAATCATGGCCGATATTGCACGCAGGGCAACAGCTAAAGGTAACCAGGTATTATTTGTCGTACACCGAAGGGAAATCCTAGAACAGGCTGAAAATACGTTTAAAAGTGATGACGTTAACATGGCACTTTGCAAGATGGGTATGGTTCAGACCATTACCCGGCACATTGATGAGTTAACCAAACCAGCCATCATCATGATTGATGAAGCTCATCATGCACTGTCGAAGTCCTACCAGAGAATAATTCAAGCGTTCCCTGACGCGCTCAAATTGTTGTTCACTGCGACACCATGGCGAATGGATGGCAAAGGACTAAACGTAATTGCTGATGACATTGTGCTAGGTAAACCTATCAGCCAGCTAATTGGCCAGGGATTCCTAGCGCCAGTTGATTATTACGCGCCATCCGAAATTGATGTAACACAGCTTAAAACTAAGCGCAATGGTGAATTTGACGAAAAAAGTATTGATCAGGCCGTTAAGCCAAAAATCTATGGCAACGCGGTTCGCCATTACTTGAAACTGGCCCCCGGTAAGCAGGCTATTGCCTACGCCTACAATGTGGCGAGTGCTGAACGGCTAGCGGACGCGTTCAACCAAGCTGGCATAACGGCACGGTCGGTCTCTGGGAAGACGGACCAGCGGACGCGTGAGCAGATTGTGGCAAGTTATCGTGCTGGCAAGATTCAAGTGGTCACCAATGCGGAGTTATTCACGGAAGGCTTAGACCTACCGAATGTTGATTGCGTGATTATGCTACGTCCGACCCAGTCATTATCACTTTACTTGCAGTTTGCTATGCGGTCGATGAACCCACGCGAAGGTAAGCGAGCTATCATTATTGACCACGTTAACAACGTCGAACGGTTTGGACTGCCAACAATAGACCGGCAATGGATTCTAGGCGGCCGGGACAAGCATTCGAAAAGTAGTAACGGTAGCCCGATTAAATCAGTTTCAGTTTGTCCGGAGTGCTTCGCGACGTTCTATCGCAAGGGCGAGACCTGCCCGTTTTGTGGAGCTGAGCTAGGCGAAGAGAAGATTATCGAAACTGATGAGTCGATTAAGCTGAAAAAGATTGAGGCTAACAAGCGGTTGGCATTAGCCAAAGAGATTGCGGAAAATAACGCAGCCAAGGCCGTTGCCGATAAGTCCCCCGCAGAATTAACCAGCTATGCGGAGATTAAGGCATACGCCAAGTTGCACGGATATAAGCCCGGTTGGTCATTTTATCAGGCGAAGATGAGGGGGCTGATTAAACGGTGAAAACACGAATAACAGAGCTACGAGAGCAACGTGGGCTTAGTCAAGGGAGTTTAGCTGATTTAGTTGGACTGAAAGACAACACAATTTGCCAGTATGAAACGGACAAACGAACGCCGAATATATACGTGCTTATCAAATTAGCTGATATTTTCGGTGTGACCATTGATTATTTAATTAAAAGGAGTGATAGCAATAATGTCAATTCTTCCAAAGAATGAACCGCATAAACCAGCCGGCACCCCACGGAATTTCTTTATCTGGGGCGCCACGATGAGCGGTAAGAGTTACCTAGCTGAACATTTTCCAAATGTATTAGTCTTGAATACTGATGGAAATAGCGCTATGGGAACACGCCCAAGCATTCAATTACGAAATGTGCGCAACCCTGACGGCAGTTTAAAGAGTAGTGTCATTGATCAGTTACAAGAAGTAATTTTGGAGTTAGGAACTACCCAAAACACGTACGAGACGGTGACGCTAGATGTTATCGATGATGTTTGCCAGCTGATTGAACAGGCAATTTGCCTGAAAGCGGGGGTCGAATCGTTAGCAGACATGGGGTATGGCCGAGGATATGCATTGTTCAATACTGTGCTTCAAAGTCTGGTAATGGATCTCAAGGCATTACCAATCAACGTCGTTTACATTAGTCGTGAGAATGACTTTACTGACGATGATGGTAATACGAAGACTGTTCCGTCACTCAAAACTAAGTATTACAACGTTGTCAATGGCAACTGCGATTTGGTTATCCATACTCAGCACGTAGGTAAGAACTATCTACGAAACGTGACAGAGATTCGCCGCCGTTATAAAGCAAGTGAAATTAATGATTCAAAGATTCTCAGTATTCTGAAAGTTATTCCGAATGCATTAGCACCAGAAGTACAAACAACGAAAGCAGGTAATTAAAGATGAGTTTATTAGATATTGCAGCAAACACTTTAGACAACTTTGACCCAAAGAAAGATTCAGTGAACAGCGGAAGCACCGGATTGCCAGATGGCGATTACTTAACCGCGGTCGAAAGTATCGAACATCGATCATTCGATTCTGGTTGGGATTGCTTACAGATCGTGTTCACGGTTCTTGATGGCGACCACGCGGGCGAAAAAGAGTACGGCCGCATTAGTTTTGCCACTAAGAGCAAAGCAGGCAAGGCCATTCCAGATTTCATTCTTAGCCGTAGTATTAAGTTTGTCATCAAGCTAGGCTCGCTACTAGGCGTTGAGATGAAGCCAGAATACTTTGCTAGTGAGAATGAAACTGATACGCACGAAATGTTAGCTAATGTCCTTGCACCAGAAAAAGGTAAGTCGGTGATTTTACACGTCAAGCATCGGCCAAACAAGAAGGATCCCGACAACCCCTACGTTGAATATGACTTAGAGGCAACTGAACAACCTGAAACTGCAGAAATCACGGATGCAGACTTGCCTGGTGACTTGGGCGGTGCACCACTACCAACAGATGCAGACGCACCAGCAGAACCAACAGATGAAGCACCGTTCTAAATTAATAATGCAGTGCCATTAGACCACCGTGCGGGTGTAATGCCCGTTAATTAATAGAAGGAGGCCGGTCATGCGTAATTTAGTTAATTGTGCAGTTAGATACGCCAAAGCGGGGTTCAGCGTCCTGCCAATGATTGGCAAGAAACCGATGATTAAGTTCGCTGACCAGCCCGCCTTGACCATTGATCAGATTCAAAGCTATTGGCGATCACACCCGTACGCACAATTAGCGCTACGGACAACTAATTTTTTTGTGATTGACATTGACGAACATCCCGGCGGTGCGGACGGTTTTAAATCAATTGCTGATTATCCTAATCCCGAATACTTGCGTGATACATTATCTCAGACTACTGCGGGTGGTGGCCGACAACTATTTTATTTAAAGCGTGATGATTGCACGATACAACAGCGTATTGGCTGGTTGCCGGGAGTCGACGTCAAAGCTCATGTCAACAATTACGTGATGGTGGCACCATCGGAACGAAACGGCAAGCTGTATCAATGGGAAAATCACAATCCAATCGTAACGGCCCCACGTGAACTAGTTCAAGCAATTAATGCGAACCGTGACGATACTGTCGGCCTGTCCACAGACCTGAACATTGATTACACTGAGAAGTCAGGAACAGCCACTTTGTTTGAAACCATTGTCGATGGTTTGGGTGCCACTGGTGGCCGTAATAATGCACTGGCTAGTTTCGCCGGCGGCTTATTATTTCGGGGTGTTGATCCGCGAGCAGTTATCCAGCTAGGCCTACTGGCAAATGCAAACACGGACGATTCACTGACTCAGCGAGAAGCCAAGACAACGATTGAGTCGATGATTAAGAAAGAAATTAGACGAAGGGAGGCTAACCAGTGAGCGCAGAGGAAGAAGCGGACAAGCTACGCAAGTTAGAGGAACAGCAGAAAGTTGTACCGCTTAAAAATCGAATTAATTTTATGGAAACAGCTAAGGGCGGTATTAAAGCAAATTCACTTGAAAATGTTTGTCTGATATTAGAGCACGATCCACTGCTTAAAGGCAAGTTCGCGTATAACGAATTTAGTTACGAAACTGAGTTCATGGAAGATTCAGCCGAGCTAATGTTGGAACATGGACCACTGCAAGATGAGTTCACACCAGCAGTACAGCGGTACATCGAACGTAAGTATAAAGTCATGTTTACGCCAAAGTTAATCGATGCGGCAGTTACCGAAGTTTCACGGCGTAACGTATTCAATCCAGTAATTAATTATCTGAACGAATGTTACAAAAAATGGGACGGCGTTACTAGGGTGGCTGACTTCTTGCCGGTTTATCTCGGCGTTGAAAAATCACCAGTGACAACATTACAAACCAAGCTATTCTTTGTCGGCGCAGTAGCTAAAGTATTCAAGCCAGAAACTAAATTTGATTTTGTTTTGGATTTAGTGGGTGGTCAAGGAACTGGTAAGACCACCTTGCTTAAGCGTATGTCAAATGGCTGGTATACCGACCAATTCACTGACTTTGAAAACAAAGACAACTATGGCAACATGATGCGGGCTTGGATCGTGAACGATGATGAAATGACCGCGACTAGTCATAGTAGCTTTGAAATCTTGAAAAAATTTATTTCAGCTGAAATCGTTGAATACCGACCAGCATATGGGCGCTATACCGTCCGGCGATACAAAAACTTTGTAATGGCACGGACGACTAATGAAGTGACTTACCTGAAAGATAAGACCGGTGAACGGCGGTTTATGCCGGTGATGGTCAATTCAGCATTACAGCAGAAGTCACCGATTACTGACTTGCCGCAGGGAACGATTGATCAGCTATGGGGTGAGTTTGCCAGCTACTATCGTGACGGGTTTCGATTCGGATTAACGCAGGAGCAGGAGCAAATGATGGCAGACAACCGTGAACAATTTATGTACATTGACGCCGAAGAAGATGCTATCGAACAATCACTAGCTCAAATCAAGGGTGATTTTGTTACGAGTTCCGAGATTGCATTCAAGATGGGAGTTCCGGATATTGTTAAAAATCGAAAGTTGGCAAACAAAATTAAGTACGTTATGGATAACAAAAAGGAATGGCACGCGACACAACGACGGATTAAGGGTGTTCCGAAACGTGGATACTCGCGAGTGAAGTCAGAGTAGTCATAGTGTAGCAAGTATAGAGACTACGCCTGGGCCCTACGGCCCCAACGTATACATTAATATGTATACTCTACTTATATATATTTATATATATATATTATTTTATATAGGGTATAGGGAATAGGGGTACACGACGGTGTGTGTTGGAAAAGTTGAAAACAAGTGACTACATGACTACACCTCAGTTAACTCGTTGGGGCATAAGGGATAAGACGTATTCGGTTAGTTAAAGTGTAGTCACTAATTGAGGTGACACGATGCGAGAACAAGAAATACAAAATCAAATCCGCGTGGCAGTGTCGGCTGCCGGTTGCACAATATTCCGTGCAAACGTCGGCAAAGTCGAAATGAAGAATGGTAGATGGTTTGATACGGGATTGCCACAAGGGTTCCCAGATTTGTTTGGCTTTCGCCATTCAGATGGCACAATATTTTTTATCGAATGCAAAAATGAAAAAGGACGGCCACGTGAAGATCAAATTAGATTTCATAAAATGTTAACTAAGCGCAGTGTAATTCATGGAATTGCCCGTAGTCAGGAAGATGCGCTGAAGATTATTAATGAAAGGCTGGTTGGGTATGGGTTCTAATTATTACGGAGGAATATAGATGCCTAAGCACACTAAGAAGCGTTCAACAATTAAACGGAAGCACCGGCGCATGAAGCAACATGCCGAGGAGAATAAAAAAACAACCAAAGAGGACGGTAAGTAATTATGAAATTAGCAACATTGAAAAGCTTCAAACTAGTTGATCTGAGCAATACAAACGGTACTAATATTTCAGTTACTCCAACAATCAAGGTTACAGATGAAAATGTGACTTTTAATAAGGCGTTTTGCAAAGCAGTTGGATTGGCACCGTATATTGAATTATACGTGGATATTGATGGCTCCAAGATTGCTTTCGTTGGGACCGATAGTGCGACTAAAACTTGCCGTAAATTTTATCATCAAAAATCATCTGTTAAGCAGCCCAAATCAGTTAATACCGTTTATTGGACCGGTCAAGCAATTCGGCATGTCATTAATGTAGCAATTAAACGTGAACCTGGTCAGAATGTAAAACTTTCAGGTGAACAAGTTGGAGGAGCAATCATTTTTGATTATGGAAATACAGATCAAGGAACCAACTAACGAGGAGCGCAAGCGGGCGTTTGAAGCGTTCGGGGAGGATTGAAAATGAGTATTAGAAATAAAATCGGTTTGGTTATGGCATTATTGTTTTGTTTGGCACTCATCATTGGGAACTTCTTAGATGGATTTTGGCATGGGGTTACTTTTATCGGTGTTACAGCATGGGTTGTGATAGCACTGGAACTATCGAGTTCTAGGAAATGATTGGAGATGGCGATGATGATTAAGTTTAAGGATTCAGATTGTTATCCAATGCTGTTTGACTTGTTTGGATTGATTGCAATGTCTGACAAGTTAACCTTCCCGATGGTTTGGCGGGATAAGTATTACTTGAAGAAAGTTATTGAAATTAATATTAAAAATGTCATTGTACTTGGCCGGGACTTAACACGGGAGGCGGACGAATGATTAAGTTTAGAGCGTGGTATATGCCATTTGGAAAATATGGTGCTATGCAAGAAATGATTTACAGCAGAGCAAGTCATATTTTAGCACTTGCTGAAACGGAGCCAGAAAAATATATCCCTGAGCAATTTACCGGCCTGACAGACGTGAACGGTAAGGAAATTTATGAGGGCGACATCATTATCACCCATCCAAAGTATGATGATGAGCGATCTAAGTGTGGCGTAGTTCAATATGGATGTTCACGACGTCCTGAATTTTCATATAAATCTAAAAACGGTGAATATATGTCTATATGGTCAAGCAATAATTACAGAACGTATGAAGTTATTGGCAACGTGCACGAGAAACCGGAGCTATTGGAGGAAAAGAAATGAATGTAGTTCAAGTTGATGAATTAAAGATTGCTGTCAAAGCACATAATATTAGCTTGTTTTCAAAACGGTCAGAATTTGATATTACTCCAAAACTCATTCGTATTTTTGAAGATGCAGGGAAGCAAACGTGGAAAACGCTGAATTATCATGATGTGACCGGACTCGGAAATGATTACTATGAATATTATGATAAGAAGCTTGATAATAGTGGTTACCTTGAAATTAAGGATGATCATTTAGTAATCGAGCGACCTTATGGATCAGATGAGAAGCTTTATCAATTCAATAAGGCCAGATTTGCAACTTTTATGTACGACTTGCATTTATGGGAGGAAGAAAAATGACTGACACCGAATACGCCAAAGCAATCAAAGTGAAAGCAATGGTTGCCAACCTGGAAATAAACGTGGCACTGACAACTGAGCAACAGGCACAAATTGGACAGGACTTCATTGCTGACATTATGGAGTTGAGTGATCGCAATAGTAAACAAAAAGCCCTCACATCAATGAAGGTTGATGTGAGGGTGGGGGGACTTTGTTAAGTAAGTCCTTCGTTATTTTACAATAGAGCATGTATTTTGACAATAATAAATAATGGCACCATTATAATTGCAGGTGAAAATTATGCGATAGCTAGAATGAGAGCGAGGCACAGACTATGAAACGTATTGATCATGAGAAGCTCAACAGCCTTGTATGTGAGGTCGAAGACCGCCATAAAAATGGCATTATTGATGCCAGCTCTAAAGAAATGGCACCTATTTGGAAGATAACCAAGGCAACAATGAAGAGTGGTTATTTAGCAGTCTCGTTGCGGCAATACAACTTAATTGAAGCATACGCAGCTAAGAGTTCACATACAACAGAGGAGAAAAACGATACGTTAAAGCGGCTGCATAAAAAGTACAGCTGGCTAAACCGGCGAGTAACAGAATATCGCCATGGCAATTTAATTATTCGGAGTTGAGGTGACGGTGGTGGGTGATTTTGAAACTAACAAGAAATTCTTGAGGCGTTACCGGCCTTACTTTAGACAAATCAAGCGGCTGGAAACTAAGCTGTTTGTCATTGATGATCGTATTGAGTCGACACATTCACCTAGCATGACAGGACAACCGGGTGGTGGTAAGCGGCGAGAGCTGGCTGATGATTTAATTCAGCGAGAAGAGATTGAAGCGCGTATTAACAAGCTCATTAAGAAGAGTCGGCCTATCAAAGTTGAAATTACGGATTGTCTGGATGAACTAACTAATTCGCTAGAAGCTTCTATATTAGAGCAATATTTTATCGAAGATATTCAATTAGACACGATTGCGATTCAGATGTCCTATTCATTTAGGCAAGTCAAACGATTGTATGGCGATGGAGTTAGACACGTTAATATATTGTGATTATGAGAGTCGTTGCAAAACTGCGACGGCTTTTTGTTATAATTATATTAAATTATTTTTTCAAGGAGATAATTATGACAAAATCAGATGTAATCCAAAGACTGTTAGAGGAGTTGAATAATCAAAATCAAATATATATTGCAATCATTGGTGTAGTTCTTGTTTTCTTTGGTGTTATGCAATGGCGCTTTTCTGATAAGCAAATTAAAAAGATGAAAGATGATTTTAAAAAGGATTTTAAAATCGAAGAAATTAACGACTTAATAGATGAAATAAAAAATACATTGGATAAGTCACGTAAAAATGAACAAGCGCTAAAAAAGGAAATAGTTGAAGTAACTGATATGAACCTTGATAATGCATCATTTTTTCTGACATATGTAGCTGATGATAGTGCTAAAGTGTTAAGTAATGGAATAATGAATTTTGAACAAGCATTTAATAAATCAATTTCAACACATAATTTAAGCATAACAACAGTGCAGCATGTTGTTGCTAATTTTACTATATGCATATCAAGAATGAATAAACTTGGTGTCAAACTCGATTATAAAACGAACGATAAAATGGAAGAACTTGTAAGCATAATTACTGAGCAAGCAGCAATTAGTTCTAAAGAGAATACGGATTCAAATCTAATATTAGCTAAACAATCGTTGGCACAAGGAATTAAATTATTAAAAGCTGAATTCAAAAAGTATGAAGATGCTATAAGCAACGGCCACCCAAAATAGATTTATCTAGGAAATACGTTACCCAGCAAACCATGTCCCCTAGATGTCACTAACATGCCGAGTAAATGGGTGTATATTTGTATTATCGAATAGTTCCAAAGAGAAAGTCGTTGCGATTATGTAGTAAATTTTATGGTATAATTAAACAAATAAATTATATAGGAGATGCTCGCATGCTTGATAAAAATGAATTGAATAATTATTTTATTTGTGATCATTGTCATCAAAAAATTGAGACAGTGAATCTTGGGTTTCTTGAGTGGCTGACTCCTGAACGTGGAAAAGTTGAAAAGTTTCACATTGTTCATAACGATGCGAAATGTTTGTATGATGTTAAACCTGCTGCCCCTAGTTGGGAATTAAGATCTGGTATCGATGAAAATGGATTTATAAATTTATTAGGAATGGTTGATGAAGTTTCAGATGCAGAAGCTTTGGCAAATTTACTGGATACGATTGAACGATTAACGATTCCAAATTATGAACTAGTACGAAATAGTTTAGAGGCTGCACGAAAGTCTGGTGAGGTTGATTTTAATACGAAGCCTGGTTTTCCGTCTCCCGCAGAGATTGCGGCAGTACTCCGATATCAGAATGGAGAACAAGTTTATAAATAATTTTCTTGAATATTTAACGTCATGCCAAAAGGTATGGCGTTTTTATACAAACTATTATGTTAGTAATTATATTACCCTATGAACCATGTCCCCTGAATGTCCCCTAGATGTCACTAAAATGTCCCCGGAATGTCACTTACATGCCGGTAAAATGGGTGTATATTTGTATTATCGAATAGTTCCAAAGAAAAGTCGTTGCGATTGTGTGGCGGCTTTTTCTGTTATGATGTTAAGTAATTAATATTTTGGAGGAATTATTTGATGAAAATAACTGTGACTATGTTTACTACTATAATGACGGTATTAGGAACTTTATTAGGAATTTGCATAAAATCTGTACTTGATCATGTTTTTGATGAAAAATCAAGAAAGCGAGAGATATCAGACAAATTAACAATGGATCAATTTAACCGATTAACTGATAATTTAGCAAGGCTTATTGAGAAATGTAGGGTCCAAATTCAAGAAGAACAGTACACTGTACATGGACCCTATTGGAAGAATCTGGGGAAAACAGATGCAGAGTTAAGTGAAGCTCAAAAAAATGTTGAAGAAAGATCTAGCGAAATCGTAGGACTAAAGGAGATTTGTACTAGTGCATCTTATTTTTTACCGAGTAATGATGAAAAAGTAAGAATTAAATTAAATGAAATTACTAACATTGTTGATGATGAAATTACTAGTTATTATGAAGCACATATTAGATTTTCAGATGATGGTAAAAAGTTTTTAGATAAGCTAAATTTGATACGTCAAGAAAGTTTAATATTAATGCGCGATTCAATACAAATACATTGATAATAGTAGCGTCATGCCAAACGGTGTGGCGCTTTTATGTGCCGTGGCGGAATAGGTAGACGCATAGTCAGACGCGAGTAACGGGTATCGGGTGACACTGATATGACCACACGTCATGTAAGGTACAAATCCTTATCGGCATATTAATTAAATTCATTGGAGGTAATATGAATGGAACAATCAGAGTTCAATGCAATACAAGCAATCAATGAGACATGCTACGGATTAATCAAGCAGGGCTATTCACTGCACGACATCTATGATGGTCTGGGTAACGTCATGGACGGGATCGAGCCTAAGCATGCATCTGTGCCAATCTTCTCTAATGGGAAAACATTCTGGAAAGATTTGCATCATGGCTTGGACGACTGACCAGTGCCGGCAGTTCTATAGCTCCGTTGAGTGGGAACATCTGCGAGCAGCTATTCTAAAGCGTGACCATTATGAATGCCAGTGGTGTAAGCGTGATGGTAAGGTCACACGGTATGGCGACGTTGATAGCCATGGTCGTCCGGTTGTACTGGAAGTTGACCACATCAAAGAGTTGGCTAAGCATCCTGAGCTGAAGACTGAGCCAAGCAATCTACGGACACTATGTAAGGACTGTCACAACAAACGGCATCATCGAATGAACTATCGAAGTAAGCATAAGCGTAAAGAGAACCGATGGAGCAAGGACGAGAGGTGGGATTAATGGTGGAACATAATATAACTTGGTCAATAAGCAATGGACGAAAGGTACCTAAGATCTATGTTGATGATGAGCAGGCTCAGGTAGTGTCATGCAGTTATCAGTTTGTAACGGCTACAGATATTGATGAACCAAGGGTTAGCATGATGACTGCAACTATCATCTTATTATCGGAGTGCGACTATAAGCCAATTCATCATGTAGTCTTTATCAATCAACAGACTGGCAAGGTGTTCTATCAATAGATAAGGAGTGATGACTAATGGATAGATTGCGATGCTTACTACTGCATCATGATTACATTTATGTTGGCATCATGCGTGTTAATGGTGAACGATTCCACTGTTATAAATGTAAACGATGTGGCAAACAGAAGGTGGTGTAGACTAATGCGATCAAGAACCGATAATACTAAGCAAGTCGTGGTCTACGTAGTCATGCGTGACCAACAAGCGAATGTATTATTTGCGCATCGCGTTTACTTTAGTGAACGACGAGCGAAAAACTATTGTAAACGGATGAATACAGCAGAAGAATTTACTGGATATTACTACATTAATAAAGCAATCTTTTTTGACTGGAAATCTTTTATTGCCAAGGCCCCCGGGGTCAAAAAAATTGGCGAAAAATAGAAAACTGGGAACCGGTGGGTAGGACTCGACTCCGGAAAAATATTGCTTTTTTATTCAATTTGAAAGGGGGTGGGGGGTTGGACCACCGTAAGATAAGAAGGGAATTGATGCAGCGAATCGATAAAAAATCAGCTGTTGAGAAAGAGAAAGTTGACCGGTATATCAGCCTTTTGTATGCTTTTTATCAGCTTGATGAAAGCATACAAAAGCATGGCGTGATGGTCAAAATCGAGAATGGTAAACAGATATACTGGAAAACAAATCCAGCTGTTTCCGAAAAAAATCGTATTAATTCCGCGCTAATAACGCTTGAAAAGGACTTTAAACCCGTTAAAGCCACCCATAAAGTGTCTAACACAGCCACTACTAGCGATGAAAAGGGTGGTTTGGTATGATTCAACAGAAGTATGTTGAAAGTTACCTACAGGCCTATAAAGATGGCTCTATCAGATTGAATAAACGGCGAATAAAACTCGTGGAATTAATAGAAAAGACCGTTCTAACTAACAAAAATTATTATTTTGATGAAGAAAAAATCGAGGACTGTTTAACGTTCGCTGATAAGTGGTTTTTCCCATTTACACCCTGGGAGAAGTTCTTAACCGCGTTCGTTTTTTTATATGATCACACCACTGAGCGGCGAGCAATTCGGAAGTTCATGGTAGTCGTTGGACGTGGGGCTGGTAAGAACGGCTGGGTATCGGTGATTTCATCTTTTCTTTTATCACGACTGCATGGAGTCCGCAATTATAATGGTTCCATTATCGCCAATAGTGAAGAACAGGCCAAAACATCAGTTGATGAGATTCACGATGCGGTCGACTTGCATAGTGAGTTGAAAGGCGAATTTTATGCGACTAATTCGCAAGTTCATTCGAAGTCTACCAACTCGACGTTACGATACCGGACTTCTAACGGAAATACTAAAGATGGCTTGCGTGATGGTTTCGTTATTTTCGATGAAATTCACGCCTATCCGAATAACCAAAATGTAAAAGTCCATATCTCAGGACTTGGGAAAGTTCGAGACTCACGAGTTTTCGAGATTGGGTCCAAAGGCTACGTGCGCGATGGCTACTTAGACAAAGAACTAGCGAAAGCTGATGCAATTTTAGACGGTAAGGCTCCCATTGAATCGATGTTTCCATTTGTTTGCGAGTTGGACAACTTGAAAGAGATGGACGACCCAGCCAACTGGGAGCTTGCTAACCCATCATTTTCTAAGCCGATGAATGGTTACGCCAAAGACGTTTACCAGGAGACTATGGATGACTATAACGACCTGGAACTAGACCCGTCCGGTTATGATGAGTTCGTTATTAAGCGCATGAACTACCAGGTTGAAGACCTAGAAAAGTCGGTTGCCCCTTATGAGCAAATCAAAGCGACTAACCGTCCGATTCTACTGGACGACTTGCAAGGCATGGAAGCGATCGGCTCCGTTGACTTCGCGTCTATCCGCGACTTTACCGCGGACGGGCTAACGATCAAGCGAGACGGCAAGCAATATTTTATCGGCCATCAATTTGCCCGCCGTCAATTTGTCGATAAGTTCTATGCATATTCAGCTAAACCGCAAGACCGCCCACAGTCTGCTCCTCCTATTGCGGATTGGGAAGAACGCGGATTACTGACCGTGGTGGACACACCAACGATTGACCCACAAGCCGTGGTTGACTGGTTCTTGGAGCAGCGGAAACATTTTATCATTAAAAAAGTTGTCATGGATAACTTCCGTGCGGATTTGCTTCGCAAGTTTTTCGAAGATGCCGGATTTGAAGTCGTGGTCATTCGGAATCCAACTGCCATTGATGGTCTGCTGGCGCCCAGAATTGAGACGGGGTTTGCTAATCAGCAATATATCTGGGGTGACAATCCGTTATTACGGTGGAACACTCAAAATGTGTTGGTTTCGACCGATAGTCACGGTAACAAACGATATGGCAAGAAAGAAGAAATTCGGCGAAAAACTGATGGCTTCAAAGCGTTTGAATATGGTCAATATTTAGTTGACCAGTTGCCAGATTATTCAGTGAATGAGTCACTGGATATGCTGGCAGACATTGATTTCTAACAGAAAGGAGGTGAATATATGAGTGTAATTAATAGCTTCTTTGACCTGTTTACGCGGCGAAAAGATTCCAGCTTTATTTATGATCTTGATTTGTTTCAAGACATTAAAAACCGAGCCTACTTAAAACGCATGGCGATTGACACCGTGATCAATTACGTGGGCCGGGCAGTTAGCCAGTCGGAGTTTCGTGTGATGAACAAGGGGCTACCTGTTAAAGATGCGATGTATTACAAGCTCAATGTCCGACCAAATACTGACGAATCGGCTAGTGATTTTTGGCAGCATTTTATCTACCAATTGATTTATTACAACGAGGTGCTTGTGGTTCAAGATGATTCAGGGGACTTGTTGATTGCGGATGACTTTAGCCGTCATGAGTTTGCTGTGTATGAAGATGTTTTCGACAACGTCACAGTCAAAGAATACACGTTTAAGCGTTCTTTCCCGATGTCTGATGTTATTTACCTGAGATACTCTAATGACCAACTAGAACACTATCTGACCGGTCTGTGGGGTGACTACGGCGAACTGTTTGGTCGGATGTATGAACTGGAACTGCGTAATAATCAGATTCGCGCGACGGTCAAGGCTGACTTAACGGCTGGTGTTAATGACGGTAAAGCCAACAAGCTGCAGAAGTTTATTGACAAGATTTTCCAATCTTTCAGCAAGAACTCCGTTGCGCTGGTACCAATCACTAATGGTTTTGAGTATAACGAAGTGTCAAACGGTGTGGGTAAGAACCAGACATTTGATGAAAACAACAGCGTGCTAATAGCATTCATTGATCACGTTGCCCGGCTGGTAGGAGTGCCACCAGCGTTAATTCATGGTGAGACTGCTGAAAGTGGTGAAAATCAGAAACTGTTCAATAAGCAGTGCTTGAGTTCGTTATTAAATAAGATTCAGTCAGAGCTTAACGCTAAGTCATTCAGCCAGCGAGATTACTTAAAGAATGGCAAACAAGTTGAAGTAATTGGTATTAATCGACCAACACTAATTGAACTAGCAGAACAAATCGACAAGCTTGGTTCGTCAGGTATGGTTACTCAAAACGAGGTTCGGTCAGCAGTTGGGTTGCCACCACGTGAAGATGGTGACCAGATAGTGATGACCAAGAATTATACAATGAAAGGTGGTGAGAATAATGAAGAAGATTAACGTTAAGGGTCCGATTATTAGTAACGATGACAAGTGGATTTATGACATGTTGGAAATGGACAGTACTGCTCCTAAGGATGTCATTGATGCATTACCAGATGATGGCTCAACTGTTGAAGTTGATATTAATTCTGGTGGTGGTTTAATGGACGCTGGAACTGAAATTTATACTGCGTTGATGGCTTATCAAGGAAAAGTTATGGTTAACATTGTTGGGATGGCCGCAAGTTCAGCGTCATTGATCGCCATGGCTGGTAATCCCACCCGGATTAGCCCAGTCGGCCAAATTATGATTCACAATGTAGCTGGTGGATTGCGTGGTGATTACCGTGATCAGGCTAAGCTGTCTGAAATTTTAAAGCAGTCCAGCGAAGCGATTGCGAATGCTTATCATCTTAAAACTGGCTTATCGATGGAAGATCTACAGGCCAAGATGGATTCTGAAACGTATTTGAATGCAGACCAAGCTAAAGAATTAGGCTTTGTCGATGAAATTATGTTTGATGATCAAGTTGAACTAGTCGCTGATGGTGGTTCAGGTATGTTACCGAAGTCTGCAGTTGATAAGATTACTGAGTTAATGAAGCAAAATAATTCAGGTATGACGATTGCACGCAGTGTTAAGCCTTTTAAATTATCTGATTCGGATATTGATCGCATTACAACTGCAGTTACTCAAAAACTAAATGTTAAACCTAAAGTGCAAACGGAAAAAACATTTAATCCGTTTGCTTTTTAATTTAGAAAGAAGGAAAAGTAATGATTAAATTTGATACAAAAGCTTTTAAAAACTTTACTGACGCACGTGAAAAGTACGCACAATTAGTGAAGGACGCTGCAAAAGCCGAAGAGCAACAACAGGGTTTTACTGATATGATGGACGCTTTGGGTGAAGATACACTTTCAGAAATTAAGAACCAAGTTCACGCTCAAACCGAAGACTACTTAGACGCTCACCGACACGACCCCAAGATGTCTAACGAAGAAGTGAAGTTCTTCAATGAAATTAAGACCGACACTGGATTTAAAGAACCTAAGTTATTGCCTGAAACGGTTGTCACTGAAGTGTTCGATGACATGGTCCAAGCCCACCCGTTACTTCAAGCAATCGGTTTGCAAAACCAAGGTATTAGCTTGAAGATTATCCAATCAGATGCTTCCGGAGTAATTGGTTGGGGTAATGTTTTCGGCGAAATTACTAGCCAATTAGATGCTAAGTTCAAGGAGACTAAAGCTGACCAATCCAAGGCAACCGCGTTCTTGGTATTGCCAAAGGACTTAAGTGACTTCGGCCCATCATGGATTAAGCAATACGTAATCACCCAAATTACTGAAGCCTTTGCAGTCGGCGCTGAAACTGCGTTCTTAACTGGTGATGGGAACAGCAAGCCAATCGGTTTAAATCGTTCTGTCAAGGAAGGCGTGGCCGTGACTGGTGGCGTATACCCTGAAAAAGAATCCGCTGGGACGTTGACGTTTGCAGATACCAAGACTGCTGCTAAAGAATTAGCTGGTATGATCAAGAATCTTTCAACTAAGGAAAATGGTAAGCCAGTTGTGGCTAAGGGTAAGACTGTCATGGTCATGGGCCCTGGGGAATCATTAGATGTAGAAGCGCAATTCATGGTTCAAAATTTGGCGGGCCAATTTGTCACTGCCTTGCCATTTGGGTTAACAATTATCGAATCCGAGTTTGCACCAGAGAACAAGGTGATTGCCTTTGTTCAAGGCCGTTACGATGCATTCCAGGCTGGCCCGTTGAAGATTCAACCATACGATCAAACGTTGGCACTTGAAGACATGGACTTATACACGGCTAAACAGTTCTTCTATGGTAAGGCTAAGGATGATAAGGCGGCTGCGGTTTACGACTTGAAGCTTGCTACTCCTGGCACTACGACCACTGAACCAACGACCGGCGGTGACACGGGAAAATAACGCCCCCGGACGCCGGGGAAGCTAAGCCCACTGAAAGCAACACTATTGCTGAAATCACGGATTGGTTAGACGCTCATGGAATCAGTCACGATAAAGTTACGTTGAAGGCCGATTTGTTAGCGTTAGTGGGGTGATTAGATGACAGATGAAAAATTAAATCCGTTATTAGACCAATTCAAGCAACGAATGAAGATTTATCATAGCGCAGAAGATAAGAATTTATCACGGATTCTTACGGCTAGTCAGAAGCGTATCACCGATATTACTGGTATTGCCAGTAACGCCGGTGATGATGTGTATGACGAGCTAGTTTTAGAACGAGCACGATACGCTTACAATGACCAAGTCGAGTTTTTCGACGCTAATTTTTTGGACGACTTATTGTCTGCGTCCTTGACCAGCTATGAACCGGGAGATGATGAAGATGAATCGACCAAAGTTTGAGTACAATGCACCACCAATAAGAACGAATCAGCTTAATACGCCGATTCGTTTTTTTCGTACCGTCAAGAATACGGGACCCGAACCAGGGCGTGGTCAAACCGAGCAAATCTTTGAGTGCCTAGGACTAGTTTATGCCCCATCAACCAAGGATCGCACGGTGCTAACGGCTCACGAATCAAAGTACGGCGCAACGGTAAAAATCCGTGATACTTTTGGTGAATTTGACCCGACAACTAAGGACACCGTGGTTATTGACGACCGCCGGTATCTGGATGCCACTGGTCAACCGATTGTTTGGGACATTATCCAGGTAGCACCAGATTTAGAAAATAACCAGTTTGTAAAAATTGTGCTGGGGGTGACTAAATGACGGAAGTGACGGTTAAGTTTAAAGGCGTTGATGAAGTAATTAATAAGTTGGCCGAAAAGTTTAGCCCAGCAAAACTAAACCGTATTGAAAATGATGCGTTAAGAGTAGCCGGCAGACGAGTAGCGGTTGAACTCAAGAATGCGGTCGCCAGCTATCGTGATACGGGTCAAACAGTTCTCCAAGTATCAGTTGGCAACCCTCATAGTCGGGGCGGTGTGCGGACGATTAAGATTGGTTGGCACGCAGGATCTCGCTGGCGATTAGTCCATCTTAACGAATTAGGCTATACCCGATTTGGTAAGACTTACCATCCACGCGGCATGGGCAAGGTTCAAGGCGCGTTTGACAGTAGTCGTGGCCCTGCCAAGGCACTTGAAGAAGCTGAATTGAGGAAACTACTATGACCGAAACCAAGGATATGCTTGCAACTATTTATACCGCGTTGTTGGCAAATGCAACAATTGAAAAACTGACATTGGCTGGTGATGGTAGTCATCGAATTAGTTATTTCGAAAGCCCAGAAACGGCTGACCACGACAATCTATTTGTTGTGATTACACCTGTCGGGCCACCGGTACCAGCGGCTGTTGGCAGTGATGATTATTTGAATGTGCAATTCACGTTTCAAGTCAATGTTGAATCTATCAGTCGACCGGCACGTAATGCTGTGGCACGTGAAATTCAAAACGAAATGCTTGCGTTGGGATTCAGTCGGCTATCTGGTGCTCAGAACGAATTAGATGAATTCATGACTGAAACTAACCGGTTTGTTGACGTTCGTCGATACCGCGGTAACACGAAATTGTATGACACAAATTATTAAGGAGAGATGTAATTATGTTTGTAGGATATAAACGTTTAAAGATTCAACCATTTGCCGAAGACGGCACGAAAAAAGGTGACCTGATTATTGTTGAAGGTCAGGCACACAAAGGGGCTACGACCACTGCTGAAATCAGTGGCTTAGCTAAAGACCCAGTGAAAGTACCGGGGTCTAATATCGATTATTACTTGTCACGTCAAGGTTTGGGTGACGCCAAGGTAGCACTCGGTATTTTAGATTTACCGGAAGCTAGTGCTGACCTATTGGCTGGTTTCCGTGTCGATGATGACAAGATCAGCTATGGTGGTGAAGACACATTGCCACCATATTGCTCAATTGAAATGGAATCCAAAGAAGACACTGGTGAAATTGCGTTAGTTGGTTTCTTCAAGGGAACATTTACGCGGGATAAGATTAGCTTGAGCACGCTGGATTCATCTAAATCATTTACGCCAGAAGCTGATGCCTGGACTTTTACGCCAATTAGTTCGATTGCCACTGCTACTAACGGCGAAGTGATGCAGAAGTTTGTGGGCGATGCCACTAAGGATGCAACGACTGTTACGAAGTTTGAAAAGCAATTGTTTGATCCAAATGGTACGGCGAGTAGTAACGGTTAAGAGTATTACATTAACAGCGGATAAAACGTCTATTTCAGTAGGTGCAACAAGTACAATCACTTCAACAGTGCTTCCTGATAACGCTACAGACAAAACAGTTTTATTATCAGTTGATGACCCTGCCGTTGCAACGTTAACAGGAAACACGTTGACAGGTATTAGTGCTGGTGTTGTAACAGTGATTGGCACTGATGCAACAAAGCAAGTCACAGGGACAGTTAAAGTAACGATTACTAAAACAGAATAAAAACACTTTAAGTCGCCGATAAATCAACAATACCAAATGGGGCGGCTTTTTGTGTATGGAGGGAAAACTATGAGTACACCACTAAAAATGGAATTACTTATTGATGGTAAGAAGCAGACCTTTACGGAATCGTTCATTCCGGCAGGCCGTATTTTGGACGCCTTGGACTTAATCGAAACAGATAACTCAGATCGTAAATTACGTGATGTTTTTGAAGAACGAGTAGCATTTCTATCCAAAGTATTTACTAACCCGTTAGTGACAACAGAAGCAATTTGGAATGGGCTCAATGCGATTGGCTTTGAAGACCATATTTTTGAACTTATTTGTAAGGTTGCAAATGTAAACCCAAAAAAGCTACAGATGGCGACGACACCGGAATAACAATCAAAGAAGCTCGCAAAAGTGTGTTATCAGCAGTCGGTGCAATTGTTGAGAACCGAACTGGCTATACACTGTCGAGCGTATTAAATGATGTTGATTTTCAATTGTTGTCGCAAATAATCGAAGCAACGACCGAACAGACTCAGCAGACTGAAAGTGGGACCCGAGTTAAACCGGGAACTGTGGGTGTGAATCCTGGTAATCAGCCTGTCATGAGTCTTTTTGACTTTGCTAGAAAATCTTAATGAAGGGAGGAATAGTAAATGGCAGATGAAGTATTAGGCCGCATGGTCATCGAGTTAGGGCTGGATCACGCTGCGTTTGGTAAAGGTTTAACCGGTGCTAAACGTGAAGTTAAGTATGCAATGGCTGAGATGAAATCATCAATGGCTGTACTCGGTCAATCGGGCCGCCAGTTTGACGTCCTATCAGCTAAGTCTAAAGGCTTGTCACAAGTAATGATGAGTCAGCAGCGGGTTGTTGAAAAACTGGGTAAAGCGTACAAGGACTCGCTGGTTGATGGTAAACCAACCGCGCAAACAGCTAAGCTAGCAACTCAATTGCAGAATGCCAATGCTAAATTAGCCTCATTACAAACTCAGTACAAGAATAATGCAGCGGCAATGGCTAAAGCGCGCGTTGAGCAAACTGGTTTTACCGGTGGCTTAAATAAAGTTAGCAAGGCCGCTGTAGCGACTGGTACGTCGATGAAGAACATCGGCTCAACGATGACCAGCAAAGTTAGCGCTCCAATTGCGGCTGGTTTAGCCATTGCAACTAAATCCGCTATCACTTTTGATTCGCAAATCAAGTCCATGGGGCCTCTGCTGACTAATGGGGGCGCGGTTACCGCTAAGTACCGGTCACAGTTGGATCAGTTGGGTGATGCATCTAAAAAGATGTCGATGAAGTACGGTGTCTCGACTACTGAAATCAACAACGGCATGGCGGAACTTATTCGGCGTGGTTACACGACTAACCAAGTTTTAGGCTCAATGCCGTCTATCTTAGATGCGACCATGGCTTCCGGTGAAGATATGGGTACGGTTATGAATGCCACAGCGTCAATCGTTGAACAGTTCGGGTTAAAGACTAACTCAACGGCTGGGACGATGAAGAACACTCAGCGGGTTACCGATTCGCTGACATACGCGGCCAATGCAACTGCGGCTGGCTTCGGTGATATGTCAGATGCGATGAGCTACGTCGGGCCGGTTGCCTCTAGTTTGGGCCTCAGCGTTGAACAAACTGCGGCGGCTGTTGGTGAGCTTAGTAACCAAGGAATCGAAGGCCAAAAAGCTGGGACTAACTTACGTGGTATGCTGACTAGTTTGATTAAGCCAACCAAGCAAAACACCGAAGGATTCAAGAGTATGGGCATTAGTTCGAAGCAACTGGCCCATGACTCACACGATTTACCGCAACTAATTGATGATATCACACATGGCACTAAGGGCTGGTCAAACGCTGAACGTGGTAAGGCCTTAGCCCAAGCCTTCGGGCGTGAAAACCAAGCGGCAGCTAACGCATTAGTTAAGGCCGGCTCTAAGAGTCTGCGTGACTTGACTAAAGATACTGAGAACGCTGGTGGTGCGACTAAGAAAGTTGCCGAGCAAATGAGTAATACCTCAGCAAATAATGTCAAGAAGTTGATTGCATCACTGCAGGTATTAGGAATTGAAATCGGTGAGAAGTTAATTCCAAAACTAACACCGTTAGTTAAGAAAGCCACTGATATGGTTCAAGGTTTTTCAAAGATGGATGATGCCACTCAGAATACCATTATTAAGTTTGCCCTATTAGCTGCTGCTGGTGGCCCAGTATTGAGTATGCTGGGTAATATCGTCGGTGGATTTGGAACATTTGGTGGCGGTATTGTTAAAGTTATTAGCGCTACCGCACAATGGCACGCGAAGAATCAAGCAGCTAAAGAATCACTCGCGATGTTAAAAGGTGCGACTGATGCCACTGGTGGCGGTTTCAAAGCGTTCAAGGGTAGTGTTGATACTGTAAATGGCTCAGCATCAACGGCTAAGTCAACATTTGGCTTGCTTAAAGGTGCCTTTACCACTGCTGAGGCTGGAGCTGGTGTATTGGGAACTTCATTAAGTGTGACGGGTGCGGCAGTGACCGGCGTTGGTTTGGCAGCTGTAGCCGGTGTGGCTTACTGGCAACTCTATGGTAAGGAAGCTGCAGCTAGTGCTGCACGAACACGGCAATGGGGTTCAGATGTCGGTGAACAGGCTGATTCTGCACTGACTAAGTTCAAGGGATTTAGTACTAACGCTAGTGCGTCATTGACGGATTTTGAGACAGCAAGTCATACAAGCACTAAGAGCGTTGCCAAGGATTTTGGCGATATGTACACTGAGATGGAGAAGGATTCCAAAGACACTATCCAGCAGATGCAGAAGGATATGAAGGGCCTGCCCGACTCTGTTCAAGGTGACTTGAAAAAGGATATAGCTGATCGCAAGAAGCATAATGCTACGGTATTGGCCGACGCTAAGGAAAATTACAGTAACGCGGAAGCAATACTCAAAAACCACAATGGCAAGATGTCTGGTTTAAGTGATACAGAACGAACTGCATTGCTAAACAGCCAGCGTAAAATGAATAGCGATGAAATTAGCCTACTCAAAATAGGTGGAAGTGCCAAGAAGAGCGTTCTAGCTGCATTGAATGGTGATATTGGTAACATGACTCGTAAGCAACGTGATACGACCATTAATCAATTGACGTCTTCAATGCAGAAAGAAAACAAGCTTTACAATGATCAGAGCCAGCAGATTAAGTCCATGTACGATAAAGGTGAAATTTCTGCATCACAATATGGCAAGGCAATGACTGACCTGCAAGCTACCCACAAGTCAACCACAGATGGTATGGCCGCGGCAATCTATAAGCTGGATAAGGCGAACGGGGCTTCTAAAGCTCAAATTACGCAGGATTTACTAAATGTTGGCTACACTTATAAGCAAGCTGCTGCAATTGTAAAGCGACAGAATGATGACATGAGTAAGAGTACATCCTTGGTGGTTGCTGAAACTGGCAACATGAGTAAGAAGTCTAAGGCAGCGGCCGATACCTGGAATAGCTTAGTATTTGATTCCAAGACTGGAAAAGTCAAGACCAATGCGCAGGCAGAAGTCAATAAGGCCGCTAAGTCGAAAGACAAATGGAACCAGATGAAGCTACTGGTTAAACAAGGAAAGATGAGCTCCAATGCCGCGGCCATGGTTGGGGTTGCGGCTGTTCAGACCAAACGCTGGGATGGTTTAACACTTAAAGAGAAACAGGCGATGATTAAGTCTAAAGGTGGCGATGATCTAGCCGGGTTAATCGAAAAGGGCAAACAATGGGGTAAGTTCACCCCAGCCGAAAAGAAGGCTATCATTACTTCCAAAGGTGGACCAGAACTCTTAGGCGTCATGACTAAGGCTCAAACTTGGAATAAGTTAACGATGGCTGAGAAGCGGGCAGTCTTAAAGGACAACGCGTCGCCAGCCATGAAGCAAGCTACGGTTGGTATTAAAGATTGGAACAACTTAACGCCACAAATGAAGACGGTCATGGCCAAAGCTAAGGGTGCCGAAGATGTTGCGAAAGGTGTTAAGAATGTTAAAGACTGGAACAGCTTACCTACGTCTGAAAAGAAGCTGATTGCTAATGATAAGGGCGCTACAGGAATTATTAAGAAGGTAACTGGTAATTATAAGGCTTATCAGAATTTACCAAAAAGCGCTACTAAAAATTTATTTGCTAAGGATAATGCTAGCAAGAACGCTGGTAAAGCTAAAATTTCAGTTGATAAGTTTGGCCGAGTTAAGGTAACTGGTAAGGTACTTAAGGCTACTGATAAGGCGTCTGGTCCTGCTAAGAGCGGTAAAAAGGGACTAGATAAATTTAATTCAACCAAAATGCAGACCAAAACTGCAAAAGGTAAGGATTCGGCCTCAGGTTCAATGAATGGTGCACGTAAATCGGCAATAAAATATAACGGCGTTAATATGGCGCTCAAAACTGCTCGTGGACATGACGCTGCATCTAGTCCAATTAACGGTGCTCACCGGTCGCTTGATCGATATAACGGGGTAGGTATGCGCGGAAAAACCGCTCGCGGATATGATTCGGCAAGCGGCGCTATAGGACGCGCTAAAGGTTCGTTAGGTCGTTACAATGGAACCGGTATGCGAGACAAGACTGCTCGTGGCCACGATGGCGCTTCTGGTCCAATCAGTAGCGCAATCCGTACTCTAAGCCACTGGAATGCAATGGGGAACGTGACTCACTTCATTACAACTGTTTTTCGTAAAATTACTCGGCACGCAACAGGTACAACAGGTACCGATGGTAATCCAATCATTGTTAATGACGAAGAAAGTTCAGTGTACCGTGAAGCTGTCAAGTATCCCGGGCATCCAGCGTTTATTCCACACGGACGTAATGTCTATCTGAATGCACCAAAAGGAACGCAAGTTATTCCAGCGGGATTAACGGCCAAAATGTTTGGTGTCTCACAGTATGCTGCTGGTACTATTCCGGCTAATTCATCAATTATCCAAGCTTCGAAAGCAATCAACGACTCAATTGGCGGAGATAATACCACAATCAACTATAACTTGGGTGGTAGCGACAGTACACAAGCAATCGTAGCAGGCCTGGAAGCTATCTTGAATAAACTTGATGACCAACAACCAACATTTGAAGTGCATAACGACATGATAGGTGACAAGCTGCGGACATTAATTAAGCAGAAGGATTCACGGGAACACAATTTAAATCGGTTCTTCCCGACAGGAGGTTAGCAAATGGATGCTTTAATTACAAACTTAAATGGAACTGAACATAAGTTGAGTGACTTCGGCTTCCAAGTGCTCAACTTCGAAGAATCGGCGCCAACAATTACCAGAACTACTAAGAGTTTTGATGGGCGCGCCGGTTCATTGGATTATGGGGGCCGGCATGTCGTTAAGAGGATTACAATCAATGGTTTGTATTGGGTTAAGAGTCTGGAACAAGCCGATGATGTGCGAGATAAAGTTAACGCGGCTTTGTCACAAGCGGAACCCATTTATTTAACACGCATTTACGGTGGACAAAACTTGTATGACGTGCGTGAGAGTGGCAAAGACTTTGTGATGCCAGCACAAACTGCTGATAAGAAACGGTTTAAAGTGTATCGAACAGATACCAACTCACCATCAATCATCGAACGGACTGGTAAGGGCGTTTACTACACCTGGTCACTGGAATTTGAGACAGTCGAATTGCCATATGGTGAGAGTAAGCCACGGTCGCAAACGTTAGTTAGTGGCCAATCAATAACTTATAACGGTACAGTAGCTTGTTCACAGCTAGAACAGGCTTTTTATTTTGTCGTGACGGCTAAGGTGGCGTCTGCTGGTGGGTTTACGTTGACAGTCGATGGTCAATCATTGATAGTTACTAGCCCAGTAGTTGCTAGTGACGTTTATACGTTATCGGGCATGAATAATACTCGTGGCAATCAGAACATTAATGATAAAACCAATGCGGGGTATTTTATCCTGCATCCCGGTGCAGCTAACAAGGTAGTATGTTCAATCAGTGCGGATATCCAAATCAAAAATTTGTGTGATTTATATATTTAGGAAGGTGAGGTGAAAATTATTGATTAAATTTCATGATCAGGCCGGGACGCTCCATTTCGGCCAAGCTACCATTACAAGAACTACTAGCGTTAATGGCGGACTGTCACTGACTGGTGAAGTGTTTGCCGGCGGCGACGTATTGAACGGTTTAGACTACGGCTGGTGGTTAAACTTCGATAATGAAAAGTACGTCATTACGTATAAGAAGCTGAGTGATGACACCAATACCGTTGTCTTTGATGCGATACAACAGTTCTTTTGGGACTTTGCCAAAGTAGCATTGCACGCACAATACACGGGTAGTCATGAGTATACATTCTATCTAGGACAACTCTTTGATAAATCCGGGTATACCTACAAGAATGATGTCACTGTACCAGCATTTGAAAAAGAAAATTGGGGTTATAAAAACAAGTTAGACCTGTTCAATGACATTATGGATCAGGCCGGTGTTGAATTTGAAGTACACAATGAGACGGTTCACATTGCTAAACAGATTGGCAGTGACCTGACCAGTTTTGCCCGTAAAGGGATTAACCTTAGTGATCTCACGGAAGAAATGAAAATATCCGATTTTGCGACGTATGCTAAGGGCTATGGTGCTTTCAAAGATGCTGAAGACCAAAGTAAGGGTCGATTAGAAGTTGAGTATCGCAGTGAGTTAGCCAAGCAGTTTGGCGACTTAGAAATGGACCCGATTGTCGATGAACGATACACAATTGCAGATAACTTGATTGCCGCTTTAAAAAAGCAGGTTGATGCGACCTATACCGTGTCAATGACTATGAACATCTATGACTTAGAGAACGCTGGTTATCCTAATTATGAAGCACCTAAAGTCGGGGACTGGATTTTAGCGATTGATGAAGCATTAAATTTCAAGCGTAAGATTCGCATTATTCAGCTTGAAGAACAGTTTGACGTGACTGGTAAGCGTATCGGGTATACGGCCACTTGTGGTGATTTGAGTATTGTGGATCAGTACACACATCTACAAAGTAGTTTGGATAGCAAGGTGCAACGTATTCAAGAAAGTGTTGATAATGCACTTAGCAGCGCTAACGGCAAGAGTACAAACTACTATGGTGAAAAAGAACCCACGAGCGCCAATGAAGGTGACTTATGGTTTGACCAAAGTGATAGTGATCCAGACAAGTGGTCTATCAAACAATGGGTCAATGGTCGATGGGAGCAGATTACGTTGAACCCTGGCGAGGTAGATGCCAAAGTTGATGTAGCTAAAAAGGAAGCTGAAACTGCGGTTGAGAATGCTAAAAGTGCATCAAATAAAGCTGACCAGCTTGCGGCTAAGTACGATGATACAAATGCATTAGCTAATCAAGCACTGGATCGAGCTATTGATGCACAAAATTCAGCTGCTGGGTTGATTGACGATGTTAACAAGGCTTCTCAAAATGCCGACGATGCAAAGAGCATTGCTAATTCAGTTAATTCTAAGTACACAACATTAACCGATGGTTCTACTATGACGCTTGCTGAATTGGAAAATGGACTAGCTGCTAAGTTGACTAAAGATGACCTAAGCGGATACGCCACTGAGACCTGGACACAGAATCAGATCAAGGTTACCGCTGATGGAATTAACACCCAGTTATCTAGTGTGAAAACAACTGTTGATGGTCACACCACTCTCATTAACAATCTACAAGCTGATTCTAGTGGATTCAAAGCCCAGTTTATTACAGTGAACAACACTCTTGGAAAACAGGGTAATGATATTGGCACGTTGCAAGCCACATCTAAATCTTTAACAAGTAGTTTTGATTCATTAAGCTCAAAGAATGATACTAACGAGCATAATATTAGTCAACTACAGCAAACAGCTACCTCGTTGAACAGTACGTTGATGACTGTACAACAGCGAGTCGTTGATAGTGCTGTAGGAACTAATTTGCTATTAAAAACTGGAACACCATACACAATGACTGCAAATGGAATATCTAATCAGTGGGAATTGATGTATAGACTAAGTAGACGTGTAGAATCGGGAACTAAGCTAACCCTTTCTTTTGACGTAGCAGCTACTGCTGACTGTAACATTACGGTTCAGAATAATGGTAATCTTGATGGTGGAACATGGGATGGATTTTTAGACAAAGTCCCTGTAGGACTTAAAACTAAGCACTATGTTTCAACAATTCAGCTTACAGGGTTTTCTCAGCAAGGAATCAATCTTCGATTAGATGAAGTAACATCGGGAACTAAAATCACAGTGTCTAACATGAAACTTGAAATTGGTGACTTTGCTACTGACTTTTCAGTAAATCCTGCTGACAACGCAACCATAGATTCAGTTTCTAGTATTTCTCAAACTGTGGACGCAATTCAAACAACTGTTCGTGGAAAAGTAGATAATGATGTCTACCAGTCAAAGATGACCCAATTAGATAGTCAGATTACCTCAGTCGTTGGGCAAGTTAACAGCTTGGGTCAAAAGAACCTAATCGCTAACTCTCAATTTCAATACGATTGGCAAAATTCTTGGAGTATATCTAGCCATGACTGGGCAAACTGGTACACTTCTAACTTTACTTGGGCATGGCTTGATGGCTACCAAGGTATTTGCGCAAATATACCTCAAAGCCAATCTGAAAGCTGGCCACATATTCAATCATCTGATGTTGCGGTTCCTGACCCTGGTGTGACTGTATATTCAGCAAGTGTTTACATCAATATTGACTGGGTTGAGACGTATTGTGTTCTTGATATGTCATTTTACAATGCAGCTGTCGTTAGAACATTTCATGATACAACGGCCTCTAATAAGGGCCTGAACTTTTTAAAGCTAGAGAACATTGTTTCCCCTAAGGACGCTGTACGTGTTCATATAGAACTACATGTCCATGATCACGGACATGCAGCATTTATTGAGCCAATGTTTGTTCAGGACAGTAGTGTTGGTAAGTATATTCCGGATAATGCAAGTTGGACTGAAGTTCAACAAACATATAACAGCATCAATCTTAAAGTTTCCAAAGATGGTGTTGTAAATGCAGTTAACATCTCGCCTGAAGGAATCCAGATATACGGTAATAAACTGCATATAACGGCTGCTACCTATATTGATAATGCAGTCATTAAGGACGCCATGATTGCCAACCTAAATGCTAATAAGTTAACAGCTGGATCAATTAATGCGGCTAATATCAATGTGTATAACATTAATGGTGCAAATATTGTCGCCAATTCGATAACTGCTAACCAGCTTCAAGCCGGGTCTCTATTAATTGCATTAAACTCCACTATGCAAACTATGAGGATTGGCACCGATGGTTTATACACTACTGATAATAAAGGCGACGGGGTTGGCCATATTCATACCAACTCAGTTGTTGGGCATCCAGATGTCTATGGCCTAAACTTTGACCTTGATGCTACTGGGGACTATATGGGTTGGGGAGCTAAGAACCGTGGAGATCCTAATGGAACCTATGCCATCAAGCTAGGTTGGTATCGTTCAGATACTGCCACTACGATTAATCAGATCAAAGGATTCGTATTCTCTGACCAAGTTACTTTAAATGGTGGTATTCAAGTTACCGGTGCATATCAGAATTTAGGCTTCGGTACAAGTACGTTTAATAACAATACCCATTACCCTTACTTTGGGTCAACTGGCATGAAGGCTGGATTAGCCTATGGCTCGACGGACACCTATCTGATTTCAGATGGTAAGTATGCTGATATGACTAAGGTTATATTTGCTTTACAAGGTATCGGTGATGCTTATATTCCCGTTAAGCTTAGTGACGGAAAGATAACTAGTTATGTTAAAGTCAATTTCCAACATTAGACAAAAACAAGAAGGAGCAATAATGATGAAAAACACTATTGAATTTAAAAATTCTGAACTTACAGGGCTGGCAAACGTTTTAGGAGGATTCAAGCTAAAAGGAAAAGCAAGTCTAGGTCGTACCGTGTTAATTCGTAAATTCGCCAAGAAGCAAGAAGAAGTCAACGACGATCGGATTGAGATCCAGAAGAAGTACTTTGAAACTGATAAAGAAGGCTCGTTACGAGTATTCAAAGGCAGTGAAGGCAAGCTAATCCCTAGGTCAGAATTGATAGATAAAGAAGACCCTAAGAAATTAGGAACAAAAGCTGCCAAAGAATTAGACGATGAGATCAAGGAACTTAATAACGAAAAAGCCATCATCGACTTTAGTGAATACTCGCCTCGTTTTAAGGCGCTTAAGGCCGCTTTAGAAGACTACCCATATGAGCTTGAAAGTGATTCAGCAATTGCATACGAACGAGTTTATGACCAACTAGAACAGGCATTCAGCAAAGGAGAAAAATAATATGAACTTAATTAATCGTAGTATCCAATACGCTTTATCAGCTGAAACTGGTAACACAGATAGTGTCGTTGTTGGGGTTTACGGAAAATCTGATAATCTCGAAATTAACGGTACCTTAACAATCGTCGCAGATGACTTAGATGAAGGAACTACTTTTGACGACCTTTCTAAGAAGCAACTATTTGCGTTAGCCACTAAGAAGCTGCCTACCTTGTTGCCAACTTTGGCGTACACTAACTATCAATTCTTTGTTCAGAATGATACGCCGGTTCGATTAACCGCGTACTCAGACTTAAGCAATAATGGCAGTTATATTTCATTAAGCTCAACTCTCGACCAGTCTGACTTCACAAATAAAGCTATCGAATCTGTCGGTTACGAAGATGTAAAATCTGCAGTCAAAACTATTCTTAGTCAAGAATTCCCGACATCATGAATGGAAGTGTGATGTGATGTTTGAACATTTAGCCAAAAATAGATTTTGGTTTTGGAAAGCGATGGAAACATATGGCTTAGGAATTTACTTTATTATTAAGCACAACACATTTGCATTTGAGCCACCACAGCCAACGCTGCTTGATGTGCTTGATGATCCACCTATGATTTTTATGCTGGCGGTGGTTGGAACGCTTGCTCTGGTGTATTCTTTGTGGAACTTGCGTACACATTATTACAAGCCATTAATGACTGGATTACTTACGTTTGTCTGGTTATTTTTCATGATAGCGTTTGGTGTTCATGATTTTGAAATGCAACGTTATGTAAGTTTTGAAAGTATGTATGCCATGTTTGTTTTAGGATCAACCATTTTTGAAATTGTAATTGGGGATGATTAGGGGTGAGCGATGCTGTTATCGTGGCCTTAATTACCACAGCGGGTTCAATTTTCGTTGCGGTCTTAACGATGTGGAACAGTAACAAGGCCGTTAACAGCGATACTGAAACCAGGTTAAAAAAGGAAAATGAGGCTTTAAAAAGGGAAAATAATGAGAAGCAAGAAATAATTGACTATTATAGAAAGCGTGATAAATAATGATGGAATTAATCCAATTTATTAACGGTACCACGATTGCGGCAATTGCCGTAGTAACATATTTAGTTGTTTGGGCGATTAAACAAACTCAATTCAGTAACAAATATTTACCAATTATTGCCCTTGGCGTTGGTGCAGTGATTGGTATTTTTATTGGCATTGCCAATGGTGATATCAAATGGGTAGCTGGTTTGGTTGATGGTGTGATTGCAGGTGCCGTCAGCGTCGGTGGTAATGAGCTAGCTAAATCGATTGGGACAATGTTTAATGGAGGTGCAAAATAATGAGCTTAAATGGATTTGATGTAGCCAGTTATCAGGCTGGTATGAATGTAGGCGAAGTTGCAGGCGACTTTGTGTTGGTTAAAGCAACAGAGGGTATTGATTATACTAACCCAGAATTTAATGGACACGCAAAGCAGACTTTGTCAGCAGGCAAGAAGCTAGGCGTGTACCACTTTATTCGGAACGACTCGGATATTAAGCAGCAGGCTGATTATTTCTTAACGGTTGTTAAGCCATATATTGGTAAAGCAATGCTGGTTCTTGATTTTGAAAACACGACAGGTTCAACCATTCAGAACCAAGCAGGTGTCGGCTTAGCTAAGCAATGGCTTGATTACGTTTATCAAAAAACCGGTGTTCGTGCAGTGCTATACACGGGACTTAGTTGTGAAAATGCTTTAGATTGGTCATCCGTGGTCAAGGCTAACTATGGGTTATGGATCGCTCAGTATAACAACTACAACGTCGTGAATGGCTATCAACCACGAGATCTATATGGCAACTTGAAGCATTGGAAGGCGGCCGTGATGTTCCAATACACGAGCACTGGACGATTACCGGGCTGGAATGGCAACCTTGACTTTGATGTGTTTTACGGTGACAAGTCCGCCTGGGATAAGTACGCTAAGGCTACTAAAATGGTCACAAACAAATCAATGGTTCAAAAGGCAACAACTAAAGATGGTGTGTGGACGATAACCGATGAGGCTGGGACGTTTAGACCAAATCAAAAACTTGGTATTTTCAAATATCCTGGCCTAGAATTAACTGGTAAGTATTACGATAAAGGTGAATCTGTTAAGTATTTTGGCTATGTAAGTAATCCGCAAGCCGGCTACGTCTACATTGCTTATCGGTACAACACCAAACTAATTTATTATGTTGCTTGTCGAGAAATTGCCTCCGGTCGGGCACTGGGCACATTCGAATAA